ATGCAAACCGTTATTTTTGGTCGTTCGGGTTGCCCTTACTGTGTGCGTGCAAAAGATCTGGCTGAGAAATTGAGCAATGAACGCGATGATTTTCAGTATCAGTATGTAGATATTCGTGCGGAAGGGATCACTAAAGAAGATCTACAACAAAGGCAGGTAAACCCGTAGAAACCGTGCCGCAGATTTTTGTCGATCAGCAACATATCGGCGGCTATACCGATTTTGCTGCATGGGTGAAAGAAAATCTGGACGCCTGATCGTCTGACAAGCCCTCGCGTTGAGGGCTTTACTGATTTTTTCTGTGCTGTGGTTTAAACAAACTACTGATAAATAAGAAACACAGTGCCCCCAGCGCACACCAGAACACCGCGCTTAGTAACCATGCCAGCTCTTGCCAGAATGAGCGCGTCGGTGAAAAAAACAGCCGCATAATGAGCATCGAACAGGGTGCCGCCAGCATTGCGCCAAACAGAGGTTTCAGGACTTCTCTACGCTGTGAAAAGAAGCTGGCGACTGCTCCAGGAAGAATGAAAAATAGCAAGCCGATTTCAGGATGCCCGGCAGCCCGAAAAGCGCCTTTCATGTGCGTCGCCAGAAAAAGGCACACCACAATGAAGAGGACAAAACAGCAGATTGCCCCCGCCCAACGTTGTTTATGTTTCACTCGTTCCTCCTGACACTGCGTCTATCGAACACATTTTTCGCCAGTGTGGCGTTCAGTAAGATAAAGCCGCTTCGCATTCCATGCTAATATAGGCCAACGCAATTCATATAGCCGTTGATACCTAATGTGATTACACTAGTAAAATATATTGTTACTTTACTATCGTTTAGGTGCGCTGAATGAATCTGCGCCCTGAATTCTGGTAAAAAACATTATCGTAAATTACCATTTCTTTCAACAGCTTACTAGTAAACAAGAAGTTAGCCTCCGTGAATATAAACGTCGCCGAATTGTTAAATGGGAATTACATTCTGTTATTATTTGTGGTCCTCGCGCTTGGGCTATGTCTCGGAAAGTTACGACTTGGTTCGATCCAACTGGGTAATTCCATTGGCGTTTTAGTCGTATCGCTGTTATTAGGCCAACAACATTTCAGCATTAACACCGATGCGCTTAATCTTGGCTTTATGCTGTTTATTTTCTGCGTCGGGGTCGAAGCCGGACCGAACTTTTTTTCCATTTTTTTTCGCGATGGGAAAAATTACCTAATGTTAGCACTGGTGATGGTTGGCAGTGCGCTGGTGATCGCCTTAGGGTTAGGTAAGCTGTTTGGCTGGGATATTGGCCTGACGGCCGGTATGTTAGCAGGCTCTATGACGTCGACACCGGTTCTGGTCGGTGCTGGCGATACACTGCGTCATTCCGGCATGGAAAGCAGGCAGCTCTCACTGGCACTGGATAATCTGAGCCTCGGGTATGCCTTAACCTATTTAATCGGTCTGGTGAGTTTGATTGTTGGTGCGCGTTACTTGCCGAAATTGCAGCATCAGGACTTACAGACCAGCGCCCAGCAAATCGCCCGCGAACGTGGCCTGGACACTGATGCCAACCGTAAGGTTTATTTACCGGTGATCCGCGCCTATCGCGTCGGCCCGGAACTGGTGGCCTGGACCGACGGCAAAAATCTGCGTGAACTGGGTATTTATCGACAAACCGGCTGCTACATTGAACGTATTCGACGTAACGGGATTCTGGCAAATCCAGACGGTGATGCCGTGCTACAAATGGGCGATGAAATAGCGTTGGTAGGCTATCCCGACGCCCATGCCCGACTCGATCCCAGCTTCCGTAACGGTAAAGAAGTTTTCGATCGTGACCTTCTCGACATGCGTATCGTCACTGAAGAAGTGGTCGTTAAAAACCATAACGCTGTAGGTAAACGTCTCGCACAACTGAAGTTGACCGATCACGGTTGCTTCCTTAACCGCGTCATTCGTAGCCAGATTGAGATGCCGATAGATGACAACGTCGTGCTTAACAAAGGTGACGTTTTACAAGTCAGCGGCGATGCCCGCCGCGTAAAAACCATCGCCGATCGCATCGGCTTTATCTCGATTCACAGCCAGGTCACTGACCTGCTGGCATTCTGCGCCTTCTTTGTTATTGGGCTGATGATCGGGATGATCACCTTCCAGTTCAGCACATTCAGTTTCGGCATGGGGAACGCTGCCGGGTTGTTATTCGCCGGAATTATGCTGGGCTTTATGCGTGCTAACCACCCGACCTTCGGTTACATTCCGCAGGGTGCATTAAGCATGGTGAAAGAGTTCGGCTTGATGGTGTTTATGGCAGGCGTTGGTCTGAGCGCCGGTAGCGGTATTAATAACGGCCTGGGCGCGATTGGCGGTCAGATGTTGATTGCCGGATTGATTGTCAGTCTGGTGCCCGTGGTTATCTGTTTCTTGTTCGGTGCTTATGTATTGCGAATGAACCGCGCGCTGTTGTTCGGCGCAATGATGGGCGCACGTACCTGCGCGCCGGCAATGGAGATCATCAGTGATACAGCTCGCAGTAACATCCCGGCGCTGGGCTATGCGGGCACCTATGCAATCGCCAACGTCCTGCTGACGCTGGCAGGGACAATCATCGTCATGGTATGGCCAGGATTAGGATAAAACTGAAGTTGCCCTGAAAATGAAATTTTTTTGCACAACCGCAGAACTTTTCCGCAGGGCATCAGTCTTAATTAGTGCCACTGCTTTTCTTTGATGTCCCCATTTTGTGGAGCCCATCAACCCCGCCATTTCGGTTCAAGGTTGATGGGTTTTTTGTTGCCTGAAATTTATGCCGTTTAAAATCATGACGTTAGGAGCACTGTTTTTTAACGATGGCGACAAAATGGCGGCAGCGTCAAAGAGAGAGCGCCACCTGTCCTGATTTCATTGGATGCGGCTGAACCGGATTTGACTCTTTTGGCGTTGCAATCGAACGAACAAAAGTTTCATGGGTAACAAAAGTATGGCTGCAGTTAATGTTCTGGCACTGGTTGTAACGCTCTTTGGTCAATGAAGATACCTGAAAACTGCTGCGAGTATGGGCGGCACTTCCACACAGTGGGCAAATCATCATTTTTCGAGTTCTCCCCATTTTTGCTAAATTCACAATAATGATACCGCATTATTCCATTTTGAAAACTTAAAAGTTCTCCATTGCGAAGAATCACTCCATTTCGAAATCATCAATCTTCACTTCAAGCTCCAAACTGGTCGTAAAACCGTTATCCGGGCTGACAGTATGCGTCAGGGTGGTAATAGTCCATTCCGCATCATCTATCGGCTGTTTAAAGCCACTGACTTTCACTGGCATTTCCGTGTAGAGATCTGCCCGACCTTCTGCCAGTTGTAGCGAGAATGACGCAACACCGCGTTGCAGGCGTTCCCACTGCATTTTCGCTGCCCGCTCGGCGTTGCCCCGGTTGGCATAGGTGCGATTAAGTACCAGCACGTTTTCATCCGTACCCACCAGGTAATCGCCCTGCTTCGCTTCCGGCTCTTTCTTCTGCTTCTTAGTCCTGCGCTTACGCTTCACGGCAGTGCTTTCTTTCTTCGCGGGTTCACGGGTATGTAACCAACTGGCAATTACGCCCGTATAGGCTCCGCGATCTGCCAGGGTAAAGCGGTGACTGTCGCCGTCCTTACGTGTGATAGTGATCACCGGCAGTGGTTTACCAGTGGCGCTTTTGCCCTGTCCCTGCCGGATGAATAACAGATTGCCATTTTTCACCGACGCGATGGCACCGTACTGGCGCGCCAGCCGCATCAGAAAACTGCCGTCACTCTCATTAGTCTGGTCTATATGCTCCACGGGCTTATCCGACAGGTCTTTACCCAGTGCCATCTTCAGCTTGTGACGCGCGGCTATTTCCTTCACCACTTCCCCGACAGTGGTCTTGTGCCACGACTTTTCACGGCGGGTATTCAGCGTTTCACGAAAATCAGCACTTCGCGCCCGGATAGTCAGGCGGTCCGGTGCGCCAGTGTGTTCAATCTCGTCCACCGTGAATGCCCCTTTCGGGAAAAGCGGCTGCCCCTTCCAGCCCAGCGCCAGCGTAATGACCGCACCACGGCGCGGCAGCACGATTTTTCCGTCGGCGTCGTCCAGCTCCAGATCAAGCTGGTCCGCTTCAAAGCCCCGATTGTCCGTCAGCGTCAGACTCATCAGGCGATTATCCAGGACAGTAGTGATATCCCTGCCCTCAATACTGATGCTGAATGCGGGAGTTTTGTTGCCCTTGTTAAGCAGTTCAGAGCTGAAATTCACGACAGCAGCCCTCCCACCGTTTTACTGATATCGCTTAAAGCAGATGTTGCCGTTTCCTGCAGATTATTCAGTTGCGCACTGAGATCACCGAACATATCGGACAGGGATTCATCCACCCGTTTGAGCGACAGGGTGAACTCAATCCGGCGCGGCATACCATCGCGGAAAAACTCCGTTTTAGTCTGATTCAGTCCCTCAATCACATACATGCCGTAAATCGTGCCGCTGCCTTCAATCAGGGGCCATGCTTTTCCCTGTTCTGCCATCTGCTCCAGAGCCAGCAACGACAGCCTGCCGCCCGTTATCTCCGGCATAAGAACACCAGAAAGCGTCAGCATGTCGTTGTCCGGTCCCAGAAACTGCGTGGACGGACGTCGGTTGACCCGGCTGTTTGCCGCATGTCGCCAGCTGCGTTGATACTGCAGTTCCTGATACGGCACAGTGCGCAGCATAAACACGTACAATCCCAGCACCATCATCATGCGTCGTATCCCCCCTGATCGCTGTAGTTACTCCTGGCTTTTGCCTTCAGTCTGCGCTCACGTTCATCAAGCTGGCGGGCCACCTCCCGCGCAATATCCTGCGCACTTTGTCCTGGCTGCGTCTGAATGATGATCTGCGTCGGTGCCTCAATCCGGTAAATGGGCGGCACAGTAGCTGCACGACTCACCATCGCTTCACCGCCTTTCGCGGGAAGCGCCAAAGGATGCAACGGTGGAAACTCTGCTGGCGCGGCAGCAACGCCCATCATTCCGGCAACAACGGCAGCCAGTGCAGCTGTATTTTTCCGGCTGGTCACATTTGCCGGGCCGTTAACAATTTCCGGCCCGTTTTCACCGACGATGCCAAACTGCCCGCGCGGGATATACCCGCCGCTGTCATACATCCCCGCAAAGCCATATCCCCATGATGGAAAACCACCCGATGGCATCATCACTTTACCGTCTGCATTCACCGTCGCAGGTTGCTGACGCGTCACGCTTTCCGGCAGTTTTGCCTTTGCGGCCTCTTTACTGACAATGCCGAGCTTCTCCAGCAACCAGGAAACGCCAGATTTCAGGGAGTCCAGCGGATGCGTGACCATATTCAGCCCTTCCGCCAGTGCCTCCCCGAATCGCCGCCCCATTGCCGCTGCGCTCTGCAGTTCGGCAGAGGTCGACTTAACGGGCGTCAGCAGATCAGTAAACCAGCCCCACAGCGCCTGCACTTTGTCGCCAATCCACTGGAACACGGGCTTAAGCGGTTCGAACGCTGCACTGATGGGACCTGCCGCCGCTTTGAATCCTTCCACCACGCCACCGAGAAATGCGGTGATGGGTTGCCAGTATTTCCAGACAACCAGCGCCACGCCCGCCAGTGCAGTAACCACAAGACCTACCTTCAGCCAGTTGCGGCTTATAGCTTTCCGGGCAGTTGCCCACGGCAATCAATGCCCCGGACTCATCAAACAAGCCCACTTCACGTATCCACCAACCGCCCTCGTTTTCAGGGATCACCTGTTCGGCAATAATCTGGCTGCTGTTCTGCGGGTCGATATAAAGCATATTCAGCGCAGCCCGGCGTTTCTCATTTACCAGTGCCGTCTGCTTTGCGTCCGGCGTTGGCAATACTCCACTGCCATCGCCCACCGCCATATGGGTAATTTTTAGCGGCACACCGAGCGCGGCGGCGCTGGCAAGTTTCGCCGCGCCAATATCCGTCAGCAGGGTATAAAATTTTGTGCTCATGGATTCACTCTCATTGTGTCAATAACATGGACCGCCCCGCCTTCATGCGCGGTGCCACCGGAAATAATCGTTTCGTTGATATACGGATAGATCGTGATTTCTTCGCCAAGATAGCTGGCGGCTCCCACCCAATGCGGGCCGCTGGTCTGCAGATTGATGGACATGCCGATCATGTGGCGGCTACATGGTTTGGCATCGCTTATCAGTCGCTCAAGTTCCAGATAGGTATCTTCAGTGATGCCCTGGTCCTGCACGCCGATATCCAGGCGAAACGTGCCCGGTGTTTCTCCGGTCTGCCACCACTCAATAATGCGGATCAGGAATCCGAACGGCTCCACCACCCGCCGCACGGCACTGGTGGTCCCTTTATGCTGATGAATATAAAAAGCATCCTTCACCACCTGGCGCTTGACGCTTTCTGTCCAGCCCTCGTCCCAGCGATCCACAGAGAACGCCCAAGCGAGATAAGGCAGGAAACTGACCGGACAGGTTGCCGGATTCCACAAGTCACGAAGCGGCACCTGCAGATCAGAAATCCCGCTGCAAGTTTGCGCCAGTCGGCGCTCCAGTGGTGTTGAACCCGGTGGCAGCAGACTATTCATCCGTTCCTCCGTTGGTTACGCTCCACTGCGTACATGATGCCGCCTGTGTTTTGTTCAGGACCACATCCGCCACCGTGCCGTCAGTGCGCATGACACTGCGAAACTCCGACAGGTCCACATCAGGCCAGAACGGCGTATTTCTGATGATTTCCGCCTGTTCCGGTGCCTGTTCTGGCGCAACAAACTTCATGCTGCTTTCTCCTGAAATAGAGGGCGGTGGACGGGGTTTTGATGTGGCAGTGCCTTTCGCCACCCCGTGCCGCCCGTGCGCGGGGGCACGTTCTGTCAGCGGCTGTCATTGCGCAGTCTGCGCTCCAGCTGCTGTTTGTCTTTTTTCACGCCACAGCGGGGATCAAGCTGTAACGCATGGTTGAGATGATTAAGGGCGGAAGCCGGATTGCTTTCACTCAGGACAGCGCCAATCGCTTTATGCAGACGCGCCCGTGACTGGTCCGGCATATCCAGACCGTCTGTCAGCTCCAGCGTCTGCAACAACAGATCGGCATCAAAGCCGGTGGCGGCAAGCATTGCGCTCTGCGCGGCGTCTGCCATTTCCTCTGCCAGCACGGTCTGCACGTTGCGGTTACCCAGCGGCATCACCCAGCCATGACGCAGGGCATGACGCCCGATCTCCAGCGCCCCGGCATAATCTCCGGCATCAATGCGCCACAGCATCACGTACATCAGCACATCATCCTGTTGAGCGCCTCCGGCAGCCAGGACACCCTCTGCCCAGGCGGCGTACTTCGGCAGCAGCTCCACCTTGATTTCCGCTTTTTTGACCGTGGACTGAACACCCTTGAGACGGCGGCGGTCTTCCGCCAGTTGCAGCAGCATCAGGTCATAGCCCGATGCGTGGCGAACACTGCCGCCCTCGCGGGCGGCCTGTTCAGCCTGAACGCGCAGGCGATGCTGCCGTGCGGGACTCAGGCTCATGGATTACGCTCCGGTTTCGGCTGCGGCGGCGCTGAAATCACCAATCTGGATGTTTTCCAACCGCAATAAAGGCCCACGCCGTCAGCCGGAAAAGAATGTTTTCACCGATGAGCAGATTGAGAAGCTGGAAGAAATCTTCCATTCCTCCATGTTCAACTACCAGCGCCACTGGTGGGAAGCCGGAAAAACCAACCGCATCCGCAACCTGCTGAAGTCACGCCAGATCGGCGCGACCTTCTATTTTGCCCGTGAAGCCCTGATTGACGCCCTGCTTACCGGACGTAACCAGATTTTCCTTTCTGCCAGTAAGGCTCAGGCCCACGTCTTTAAACAATACATCATCGACTTTGCCAAAGAAGTCGAGGTGGAGCTAAAAGGCGATCCGATGGTGCTTCCTAACGGAGCCACGCTTTACTTCCTCGGCACCAATGCCCGCACGGCCCAGAGTTATCACGGCAACCTGTATCTGGATGAATATTTCTGGATACCGAAATTCCAGGAGCTGCGCAAAGTGGCTTCCGGGATGGCTATTCACAAAAAATGGCGACAAACCTATTTTTCCACGCCATCCAGCCTGACCCACAGTGCTTATCCGTTCTGGTCCGGTGCGCTGTTCAACCGTGGACGCAACAAAGCTGACAAGGTGGACATCGACCTGTCCCACAGCAATCTGGCCCCCGGCCTGCTGTGCGCAGACGGGCAATACCGCCAGATAGTCACCGTGGAAGATGCGGTGCGCGGCGGCTGTAACCTGTTCGACCTCGACCAGCTACGCATGGAGTACAGCCCGGACGAATACCAGAACCTGCTGATGTGCGAGTTCGTGGACGATCTCGCGTCCGTGTTCCCGCTCAGCGAACTGCAGGCGTGCATGGTGGACAGCTGGGAAGTCTGGACCGACTTTCATGCACTGGCCCTGCGCCCGTTTGGCTGGCGCGAAGTGTGGATCGGTTATGACCCGGCAAAAGGTACGCAGAACGGCGACAGTGCCGGATGCGTGGTGGTGGCTCCGCCAGCCGTGCCGGGTGGTAAGTTCCGCATTCTTGAGCGTCACCAGTGGCGCGGGATGGACTTCCGCGCCCAGGCTGACGCCATCAAAAAACTCACCGAACAGTACAACGTGACCTATATCGGTATCGACTCAACCGGCGTTGGTCACGGGGTTTATGAGAACGTGAAAGCGTTCTTTCCTGCCGTCCGGGAGTTTGTCTACAACCCCAATGTTAAAAACGCCCTGGTACTCAAGGCCTACGACATTATCAGCCACCGCCGTCTGGAGTTTGACGCCGGGCACACCGACATTGCGCAGTCATTCATGGCAATCCGTCGCGCCACCACCGCCAGCGGCAACCGCCCGACCTATGAAGCCAGCCGCAGCGAAGAAGCCAGCCACGCCGATCTGGCCTGGGCAACGATGCACGCACTGTTTAACGAACCGCTGCAGGGCGAATCCGCCAATACCAGCAATATTGTGGAGATTTTTTGATGGGAAAGAGTAAGAAAAACCGCGCTGCGGCGACGAATCAGCTCAAGCATAAAAGCCAGACTTCAGCCGAAGCATTCAGCTTTGGCGATCCCGTTCCTGTTCTGGACCGCCGTGAACTGCTGGACTATGTGGAATGCGTACAGATGGACCGCTGGTATGAGCCGCCCGTCAGCTTTGACGGACTGGCACGAACCTTCCGCGCTGCCGTGCATCACAGCTCACCGATTGCAGTAAAATGCAACATTCTGACCAGTACCTACATCCCTCACCCGCTGCTCAGCCAGCAGGCTTTTTCACGTTTTGTGCAGGACTATCTGGTATTTGGTAACGCCTACCTGGAGAAACGCACGAACCGCTTCGGTGAAGTTATCGCCCTTGAGCCTGCTCTGGCAAAATACACCCGACGCGGGTTAGACCTGGATACCTACTGGTTTGTGCAATACGGTATGACAACCCAGCCGTATCAGTTCACGAAAGGCAGCATTTTTCATCTGATGGAACCGGACATTAACCAGGAGATCTACGGCCTGCCCGGCTATCTTTCTGCCATTCCGTCCGCCCTGCTCAATGAGTCCGCCACGCTGTTCCGCCGCAAGTATTACATTAACGGTAGTCATGCAGGCTTCATCATGTACATGACCGATGCTGCGCAGAACCAGGAGGACGTGAACAACCTCCGCAATGCAATGAAAAGTGCCAAAGGTCCGGGTAACTTCCGCAACCTGTTTATGTACTCGCCTAACGGCAAAAAGGACGGCCTTCAGATCATCCCTTTGTCAGAAGTTGCGGCGAAGGATGAGTTTCTAAATATCAAGAACGTGAGCCGGGATGACATGATGGCAGCACATCGCGTTCCGCCACAGATGATGGGGATAATGCCTAATAATGTTGGGGGATTTGGGGATGTAGAAAAAGCTAGTAAGGTATTTGTGAAAAATGAATTATTACCATTACAAAAAAGAATGAAAGAATTTAATCATTGGAGCGGTGAAGAAATTATAAAATTCGAGAGATATCAAATTTAGCAAAGTGCCTCTAAAAGAGGCGCTTTAAATCAAGTCTAATGTACTCTGTTTCCCTGGCCATTTTAGCTCTAACAAATACTCCCGAGACTCATTTATGATCATAATCACATCATCATAATCCCGTTTTGTTTTTAACGCTCTAGCCATGTTGCTCTTAACTAAATCAACTGTTCCCTCACAATTAAGATTAAGCGGATTATTAGGTAGGTGAGGTACAACCGCAAACACTGGTCTTTTCGCCTTATTTGCAAACTCAGCTTGAGTTATCGTTCCGCTATTTAACGCAGCCTCGATTAAAATTGAACCTGCAGATAATCCAACTTGTATCCGATTTCTTTGTACAAATGATTGTTTCTGGGCCGGTCGACCCATAGGATACTCAGAAATCCATGCACCACCTTTATCCAGAATCTCTTGAGCAAGTCGACTGTTTTGCTTCGGCTTAGCCTCCTCAAGACCATGCGCCAAGACAGCAATGGTTTTTCCTTTTGCTTGTAACGTTGCCTTATGAGCATTCGCATCAGTGCCTATTGCTAACCCACTTACAACAATATACCCAGCAGACACTATTTGATTAGTGATTCGCCTCGTTATTTCTTCCCCTGCAGGGGAAGTATCACGGGATCCTACAATTGCGACACCCGGCAATTCTTTTAGTATACTTTTATCCCCTTTTATGTAGAGAATTGATGGTGGATTAGGAGTAAACGCTAAACTAAGAGGATAGAATTCAGACCCATATGGTATTAGCTCCACACCATTAACATGGTGGTTCTCCAATTCAGCATTCGCTATTAGAAAATCAGTCTCAGATATTTTATCTTTTAGAAACCCGTGGCTATTAACCATCTCAGTTAAGTCGCGTATATCACGAATAACATCAAAATCAATAAGCTCAAAGAATTTCAATACACTTTGATCAGATGCTAGCTTCCCGATTTGAATAGCTAATCCAAGTGTATTTTTTAATTCTTCTGAGTGCACTTTGCTACTCCTCATAGTTTGCAGTTTCTAGCAGAGCTAATGGCATTATAACTCCAGCTCCTGCAGACTCCAGTAAATAAAAACACGCAGACAAACTACCGCCTGTTGTTTTAACATCATCTAGTAGTAACACATTTCGCCCCATGAGGTTACCACCCCTAACTCTGATACTAGACATGTGACCAGTAATTGAGCGATCTCCTCCTTCACGATGTGCGCTAGGAACAGTGCGTGTTCTTTCCAAACAGCAATCAACAATGCCCCGACGGTGAACATTTACGATTCGCTCGGCGACCTCAATCAAAGCCGGTGAAATTCTGCCTTCAGTGTGAGATGGGACGACTGCTATCGAAAAAGGAGACTCAACAAAACGCCCACCGCCACCTCTGATTACTAACCGCCCAACCTTATCTATAGCTAATCGAGAAAAACGGTTAATAGCCCTTTGATGATTACGATTATTTTCATCCTTAAAATCCATCATCTGCCTTGATAGTTCATCGCTATGAGGGTTGCGCTCTCCCAAATGCCAGTAGGGGTGATACAAGCCACACGATGTAACACTTACGGGTAAAAGCATTCTTTATTCTCATGTAGTCCTAACTCAAACAATGTTAAGCGAAATGATATTTCATAGACAAACATAAAATTAAGAATAATCTCAATGATCACATTTTTGATTATGAAACAAAGCCAAGAGTTAGCGCGCGCTCGTATCCCCGCCACGCCTGCCCGCTTTATGCAGTGGTTTTCATGCACATGCATGACATGAGCAAAAGCCCGCCAGTTCTGGCGGATCTGAGCAAAGACGATCCTCAATCGATCATGCGATTTCATGCAGCATAGTCATGCACTGTCAAGGAAGTGAAAATCCGTATCTGAATGGCCACTTGAAAAACGGATCATACGGGTTTACAAAGATGAATGTTCGCTGTGAACGGGAAGCGGAAGTTAACTTTCAGATAACATAATCCATATGCACGAGAACCTCTAAAATAGAATGGGACACCTAAGCGGGGTACTTACAACGATTCTTTCCATATTCACAGTTAACACTCTGTTTGGCGTATTTTTATTCAAATAGCAAACACCAATAAAAGGAGTTTCCATGAACAATATTCCCCCTATACCACAGTTAGGAATTTATGTCTCAAAAATCGATCCCACCCTACGTATCACTGTAACCGATGTTGATATTGTTGATGGTGAGGATGATTCTCCTGATGATGAATTGTTTTATTTAGTCCACTGGATCGAGGGGGAAGATGAAAGTGATATGACAGCAATGGGATTTGAGCTAGACCCATTAGAGTGGCAGGCTTTCGTTGAATCTGAGCAATTAGTGTTTGAGCGTGATCCGTACATGGATTCAATCCCCGAAAATTCAAACTTGGCAAAGATTCGGGATTTTCTCATGAAGACTAAACAGAATGATCATTCGTAAGTGTAAGCATCCATCAGGAAAATGGTTTTGTAAGTGAATCATCAACTTTTAGAGAGTCTCAGACACTCCCACTTCTGCTTCTGACACAAAGCGGACGATCACTTATCAAAATAACCGCCCACCTTACGCCTTATTTCACTCATTGCCCAAACTAGCCCCCATCAGAATGAATCCTCCTGGGGGCAACATTTCTTAATGCAGCCAGCTGTCGTCCTCCCACACCTTCTGCATAATTTTCATCACTTGTTTTCTTTCTTCATCCAGTTGCAGTCCGGTTAGTTCCACACCGTTAGAGCTACCTTTGCGAATGCGAATTACCGTTTTGGGATACAGGGGGCGCAGATTGCGGTAAAGCTCGGATTCAAGTGCGTCCAGGGTAGACTGGCTAATCTTCTGCTCTTTATCGATCATTATTTCAATGCGCATAAAAGTCACCTCAGCTGATGACATCCATTGAGCGGTTGTATTCGTGGCTTCTGATTTTTGCCATGAGTTCATCAGTCAATTCAGAAACCCACTGCAGAGCCAGCCCCTTCTCTTCATCACTACACTCACTAGCCGCTACAAGCTTAAGAAAAAAATCAATGCGCTGGAGCTTCAAAGACTCCAAAAAATAGTCCTGCATCTTTCCTCCTATGACACCAAAACAATACTGTATACATAACCACTGTTTATATTTACAGTATATAATAATCTTACTGATGTAAAACGTTTTTTTACGTTCATCGGCCTGATATGCCTGGTATTATTAAGAGCACGAATTGTTAACCCGCGTAATTAATACAGGTTCCGCCACTTATCATCTTCCTTCAGACGCTGGTTCCGATAGAAGATACGCAGGCCTGCTCCTGACGGAATACTGCCGCCGCGAAGGAGCAAATCGACTTCTTTCTCGCTGCCATCAAATCCCCTGGACTTCAGTTCATAGACGAGCTGCTGTCGCTGATGGTCTGTAATTCGCTGTTTGTAGTCTTTACGCCGTTTCGGTTTCACCTGGCGTAACCTTGCAGCCAGTTCCCGGCGCTCTTTTTTGCTCATACTGTGCAGGTAATCGTGCAACTCCTTGTCATTCATACGGGTAATATCCGTTCTGGAGTCCCCATCAGCTGATTTGTCTTTCCCTTGTTGGTTCAAATTTTCAGCAAGGGGACAGTTATTGCCACGAGTCCAAGGGGCGCAAGCGCCCTGGTCGGCTGCCGCCTCCTGAACGTCAACGACCTTACGAACCATTTTCCATTTCATTGCATGAGTGCAGATCTTGCCCTGTACAATGGGTGACCAGATGCCATAAATACGAATACCGTGATCGCCATAAGCGGTCGGCTCTTCGTTAATTTCATAAGCTGTTCTGATAAGGTGATATTTGCGGGGAACCAGTACGCCGCCCTGCTTCATGATGTAGGTGGCAAAACAGCCAGCATCAGCGGCAGCCAGGATGGCATCAAGGCGCGGGTCATCCAGTACCGGCGCACCTGCTTTTTTATCACCCTGTTGCCTTGCCGCCTGACCAGCCAGCAAGCGAAGTTCACGGTACGCCTGACGCCCCGGAATACCAAAGAAGCGGAACTGCTGAACACGATGCAGAGACGCCCAGGCATTAACGTATTCGGCGTTATCACGCAGGGATTTACCCGTTTCCTTGCTGATCTCGCCAGCCAGACCACGTCCGTCAATGTTCTTACTGATGTATTTCGCGATGTAGCTTGTCGGCGTTCCTTTGCGCGGGTTTATCAGCTCAGACTTAAAGCGTGGACCCGTGTTATTGCCCAGTTCCTCGCGGTCTTCACGGATGGCAAACTTACGCAACAATGCAGTAATGGCGCGGCGGTCTTTTTTGCGCATGAAACACATGAGATGCCAGTGCACAGTACCGTCATGGTGCGGCTCAGCCACCCGCACGCCATACCAGCGCAACCCGGCTTTGTGCATAGCCTTACGAAATGCAGCAAACATGCCGACCAGATAATCGCTGCTTTGTCTTACCGTCGCATTTGTCCAGGTTGGGTTTGGTCTGCCGTTATTGAGCGTAGAATGGAAACGTGACGGACAGGTAATGGTGTAGAAAACGGCGCAGTCACCACGCATTTCCGCGATAAGCTCCAGACCTTTAACACAGGCCATCATCTCATTGCGGCGGTGCGCCGGGTTGCTGCTGCTGGCGTTTACCACGTCTTCCATATCCAGCGTGTCGCCGTCTTCGTTCACCAGTTCATGAGAACGGAAAAACTCCAGCGACTTGCGGCGCTGCTCACGTTTATGCGTCACTGCTTCATAGCTGACATAGGGAGATGCTTTTTTGCTGACCAGGCAGACAGCACGCAACTGCTCTTCCCGCCATTCGCAACGTATCTTCCACAATTTTCGATACCACCAGTCGGCGCAAAGCATACGTGCCAGCGAACCCGGTATGAGTTCATAGGGCACGGGTTTGCGGCGGTTTCTTTTCCGACGGAGTTTCTCAAACGCAGGCGGGATAACATCCAGACGCAGGGTTTCCGCTGCCACCTTTTCCCATGTCTTGCGGATTTCTTCTGGCTTAACGTCATCGGAGGCATACAAATCACCACAAGCGGCCTCAAGACACATGCTCATATGCGCTGCTACCAAGGTGGACAGGCGTTTTACCTGATCCTGACTCATTTCAGGTAGGATCAGCAGGCCCTCAAGCCCTTGATGGCTTGCCATAAAACGGAAAGAAGCGGATAGCTGACTGTCGCGTACATACTCCAGTCGCTCCAGACATGACTTAATCGTCTCACGCAAATAGCGGGAATAAGCCTTTGGCCTGCCCAGGCTGCTGAAGTATTCGATACGTTGCATCAGCGGCTTGCTGATGTGGGTGGGCTGGGCGCTGACGTCCGCCAGAATGACCATGTCCGGGTTAAAACGCTGCTGCTCATGCGCCAGCTTTGCCCGACTAATGAGATTATCCTGCTCCATTTCGCGCTGGACAGGATCACGGGATTCATTAAAGAAATAACGCTCCCAGACCTGCTCACTCAGTGCATCGCGGCGCAGCTGTTCCTGCTCGTTATCGGCAGCGTACAAAGTGATCATGTTTGAAAGTGCAGACTCCGGCGCAACTTCCGCCGGGTCCAGATAAGGGTTAATGGCCTTTTTCGGGCCGTTCCATGAAAATGCTGCAGCGGCCTCGTTAAAGCCGCTAGAGTTGCTCATATCATCATGACTCATACACGCACCTCGTACACAGCAGAACTATCCACGCCACGCGAAGGATCAAATCCCACCCAGCAGCGCGCCCCGGAAACAGCAATGATTTCTGTTGCAGATTTACTCTCGCCAGCCGACACGCCGATGCTGCGTTTTGCCTTGATGTAGTGGTGAGTGAAATTGCGATACAGCGAACGAATCAGGGATGTGTCACTGTTAGAAACAATGACCGGATGACCTTCAGATGATCGATGTTCAAGAACGGATGCCAGGTGATACTGGTCATCCTCAGTGAAGCCATCAGTGTGATAGCCGGAAAACGTACCGTCATAAGGCGGATCGCAATACACCACATCCCCCGCCTTCAACATCGCCAGCGTTTCATCAAAGCTGGCGCAGATAAACGTTGCTCGCTGGGCTTTTTCTGCAAATTTGCGAATTTCTTTTTCAGGGAAATACGGATTTTTATAATTCCCGTAGGGAATGTTGAATGCCCGCTCTTGTTATAGCGACATAACCCACGGTAACCATGACGATTGAGATACAGGAAATATACCGCTTTCATGAAATCAGTAATTTCAGTGGAGTAATTAAACTCCTGCCTTATGTTGTAATAAGCCACCTCCCTGTTTGCTTCCTCAAATAAAGCTCTGGCACGAGATATAAACGCCTCGCAATCAGCAGCAACCTTTTTATAGAGGTTGATTAAATCAGGATTAATATCCGCAACAAGATAGCTGGGGTAATCCGTCTCTATCATCACAGCACAAGAACCCGCGAAAGGTTCAACCAGTCGCGGGCCAGCAGGAAGGTATTTTTTCAGTTCTGGCATAATGGCGGTTTTATTACCCGCCCATTTCAGGATGGTGCTCATACAGCACCTCCGTTGTAATGTTTGCCTTTCAGCTCTGCGATTTCCTGACAGGTAATGCAAAGCTGCACACCCGGAATGGCGCGACGTCGTGCTGGCGGAATTGGTGCTTCACACTCAATGCAAAGCACGCGGGATACGCCCGGCGTTTTGGCGCGGGCAGCACGGATATGACGCTGGCGTTCTTCTTCAACGCGCTGCTGTACGAGATCCATTGCATCAGCCATCAGTGGATCTCCTGCGCTTCGTTCTGGATTGCTTCAGCAGTCACACGCAGCAGTTCTGCCGCTTCGACGTGGTTTAGCTGGCGGGATGTGATATGACACGCTAGGCTATCAAGGCGAGCTGCCATTGCTTCAGCCCTTGCCCGGCGTTCTTCCAGACGAGCCTCTGTCAGTAAAATATTAAGCCCTGCATCATCCGGTCCGGTTTTAGTCGTGAGGGTTTCAATATTACGCATAATCAATTCTCCTGAATTTAGATAAAGGGATGCCTGGCGGGTTTACGCCATGAATTTCATTAGTTGGTTAATTCGGCATGGTTAGCCGTCTGGGAAATAAGCTCACCACTGCACGAAAATGATTCATTGCTTTAATCAGCTCCCGCTTTTCGTCAGTGGTCAGCTCATTAATGCTGATGCTATGACGTTCAGCTGGAATTTTTGCCATAAAGAATATGGCAGCCAGTGCCCGTTTATTTTGTTCATTATTGATATCCCGTGGATCACGCATATCTTTAATAAACCGCTCAAGCTCTGACTCAATATTCAGGCCAAAAACTTTCGCTCTTAATTCCGCAATATGATTAAGTCCATTCAGGCGTTCACCGGGGCTTAATGGAACAGTCGCCGCAGCGCCTTCAATAGCCATTGGTTCCCCCGTTTTTTCGTTGATAGTTCTGCCAGCAATTCATCTTGTGAACGGCACGGATGCCAGCGTTTACCATCCTCACCCATGATCCAGCCGTGACCGTAGTGCATTGCCGGACTTTGTTTTACCAGCAGCGATGCAAATGATGGTTCTTTCGTCAGCATAAGCACCTCACAGCAAACCGAATGAAGCACCGAGGCCAGTCACGGTATCAACTGCACTCGCCATCGCAGGATTAGCCTGTAAACGGGCCTGCAATGAAACAGCAGCCAGCGCCATCAGTCGTGTAACAGAGTTAATGCTGCTGATCGCATCACGACGGCCTGCACTGGTTTTTACATCGCCAGAAACCGCACCTGCCGCGACACGCCCTATCTCTGCAGTTGCACTCATGACGTAATGCGGCAGTTTCTCTTTTGCCACCTCATTAATCGGTACACATGGCAGGCAGTGAATCTGTGCCAGAAAGCCATCTACCAGCGTTGAATCTTCAGTCAGATCGGTAAGCAGCCAGATTTCTGGCGCATTGAGCTGATGCGGTTGATCTGGGTTGAGTTTGTTTCGCAGAGTCTGGACATTCATTCCTGCACGTTCTGCCAGCTTCGCCATATTGTGACGAAGTGCAAAAGCTCTACAGGCTTCATCAAAATGCGGGTGTTTGGAAACTTGGTAATCAAACATGGTCAATGCCTCTGATGTATTTCAGAATCGAACTAATTAAGGTTTAGATTGCATTCTGAAAGCGCATCAACGGTCATGGCTGCTATGTTGATCATCACTTTTTCGCGTTTTTTATCTTTCCGCAGACGGTGACGGATAAGACGTCCATCAGCCAACATGTCATTGATAGTATCGATGGATAGCCCTGTCAGCTCGCTATAACGTTCAATAGTCACATGAGGCGTGGTAAGAGTGATTGAAATGTTAGGTTTCATGATGCAACATTCCTCGTTTAATGTTGATTAATCAGGACGAATACGGATCGTTTGTATTTTGTGAACATCATAAACATACGATCGCATAGTGAAATCGTCAAGACAAAAGTTCACTTGGAGTGACCATGAATTTGGAGAAAGGCGGACGAGGCGCTATAGAGCGCATGGTAGAAGCATATGGCTTCAAGACTCGACAGGCGTTGTGCGATCACTTAGGAATCTCTAAAAGTACTCTCGCCACACGCTATATGCGTGACTCATTCCCTGCTGAATGGGTAATCCAGTGCGCACTTGAAACGGGCGCCTCGCTTAACTGGCTCACGACCGGACATGGTTCAAAGCAAACTTCAGGTAATACAAATACTATGGAAGTCGTTAAATATGTATTATCTGATGGAACCTTGCAGGAAGATGGTTTTTATATTTTCGATAAAGAATTTCTACCATCTACGCTCAAAAATCCGTTTGTAATCACCGATAACAATTCCGTTTTTATTTGCGATAAAGAGTTTAACGATATTCGTGACGGCAAATGGGTAATAAGTATTGATGCCGAAGTAACAATCCGCGATATCACTCGTTTACCTGGTGGAAGAATCTTAGTTGAAGGTGGAAATAGGGCTTTCGAATGTAAAAAAGAAGAAATTGAAATTATTGGAAAAATTATAAGCATAACAGTTAAGTACTTTGAGTAATATAGGAATGTTTTTATGCTTGGTAAAGCATTTGTTGTGGTGTAAAAAATATGTCAACTCAAAAATTAAAATTTAGCCATATCAAAAACGATCTGAAAGCAATAGTTATGCAGAATCGTGGAGGGCAAAAAGTTATTGAGCGTATACTCCTAGCCTATGGCTTCAAGTCACGACAGGCATTATGTAATCATCTAGGTATTTCCCAAAGTACTATGGCCAACAGATATGCACGTAATACCTTTCCTGCAGATTGGGTTGTTATATGTTCCATAGAAACAGGAGCATCAATTGAATGGTTAGTTCTTGGTTCAGATACTGCTCCTTCATCAAAGCAATATTCTGAAAAACATGCCGTTAATGGCCTTTGCAATGAAGTATACATTCCCACTATAAAGTTCGATAATGAAAAACTCATGAATTTTAACCGAGGGGGTAAGGCAACAATAGAACGAATTGTCGAGGCTTACGGTTACAAAACGCGCCAAGCATTAGCTGATCACCTAGGTATTTCAAAAAGCACATTAGCCACACGATACATGCGTGACATTTTTCCTGCAGACTGGGTTTTGCAGTGTGCAATAGAAACGGGCCATTCTATTGAATGGATTTCATTTGGTACAGGAGAAATGAAAAACGCAAAAAATAAAGATACTTTAACATTAGTGAAAAAAGTATTAATCAATGGCAAGTTAATAAATGATGGCTCATATTTATTTGACCCATGCTTTCTACCTTCCAATTTAAAAAATGCATTCGTAGTATCTACCGAAGACTCTGAATTAATATGTGAAATAGGTTTTAAAGATGTACATGATGGTAAGTGGCTAGTAAATATTGATGGAGAGAATTCATTTAGAATGATAACTCGACTACCTAAAGGACGAGTTTATATTTCATCCCAAAATCACTCTTTTGAATGTTCGCTTACAGACATTGAGTTTATTGCAAAAGTTATTATAAGTTGTTTACATTAAGTAAATTTTTCATGGAGACTTCATAGTGAAATGTGGTGATTGTAATTGGAACTGGGATGAAGAAACTACCTTTATATTAGACGACGAAGAGGAAATTCTTTCCAAAGACAAACTTAATCGGAGACACTATGCAGAATATCTATATTTTTATCTTAAGGAAAAGGGGAAAAAGAACAACACGGTAATCAACCTTAATGCAGAATGGGGAGCTGGTAAAAGTTTTTTCATAAAGAGATTTTATAACTCAATAAAAGATGCACACCCATGCGTTTACATTGATGCCTGGAAGCAAGACTTTTCTGATGATGCATTTTTAACCCTTTTTTCTTCTTTGTCACAACAATTGCAAACATATGCAGGAAAACTTGATGCTCGATTGATACAAAGCGGCCATGCTATCGGACGCTTTACAAAAGGTGTTCTACCTGAAATCATATCTGGCCTAATCAAGACTTATGCAGGAGTAGATAACGTAGGTGATATAGCCAAAGAAGCCTCATTAATAATGCTGAAGGAACACCAGGAAAAACTGAAGAGCATTAAGGTATTAAAAAAAGAACTAACGTTATGGTCTAGGTTGGCATATGAAAATAGTTTTTCATATCCTATATTTATCTTTATAGATGAATTAGACAGATGCAGGCCAGATTATGCAATTTCTCTTTTAGAGATTGTTAAACATATATTCGATATTAAAAATTTTGTCTTTATTATTGCTACTGACACAGATCAATTACAACATTCAATCAAGAATGTTTACGGTAATGATTTTTCCGCAAATGACTATTTAGGCCGTTTTTTTCATAGAAGATTTACTTTAAAACAACCTGAACTTAAAGATTTAATTAATGGTGTTGTTGGTGATTATATTGGTACCGATTTTGAAAATATCACATCAAAAACATACCCACTAACAGCAACATTAGAAGACTTTTCAATAAATATTTCCAACGTATTTGAAGCATTTGGGTTAAATCTAAGAGACTCAATCCGAAATACTGAAAGGTTAATAGACATTCTTAAATCTGATTTAGTCAAAAAGAAAGTAGATTATATTTTTATAATTTCGCTAATGATTATATATGATAAGGATCGTCAAATTATAGATGGACTAATTGGTCGAAGAAATGCAGCACAACGTTTCACTGATTCGATAAAGCAAAGCTCCAATTTAAAAGGTGTTTCTCAAGCCATCCTTGAATTAAATCTTGATACAAATCAGCAAAGAATAGGTGTCAATTATATCTATAGAACGGCGAGCAGTAGATTATTCATCTCACAGATCGAGCCCAAAATAAATTTAACATTAATAAATTACTTAGATGTTGCATTGTATTTTATTAATAATATAAACATGCTTAAATCAAGTATAAAAAACAATGGGCAAAATTCACTAATGATTATATCTCAACAAGGCCCTATTGATGGTGATACAGCTATAAAGTATTTGCAAGGAGCCCTTATAGAGAATGGTCTGAATACATCTTTTTATGCCTTACATAATTACATTGAATTAATTGAACTGGCCACATCATTTGATTAAAAGCATTGTTTGAATAAACTAAACCATACATTGACCACTGGTCAAACATACAGTTAAATTTAGCCCTCTGATATGAGGGCTTTATTATGGCAGTACGAAAACTCACCACAGGAAAATGGCTTTGCGAATGTTACCCCGCCGGACGTAGTGGGCGTCGTGTGCGTAAACAATTCGCCACCAAAGGCGAAGCACTGGCTTTTGAGCGTCACACGATGGAAGAAACCGAAGCAAAGCCCTGGCTGGGTGAATCAGTGGATCGTCGAACACTGAAAGACGTGGTTGAGCTATGGTTCAAACTACATGGTAAATCTCTGACTGCTGGGCAGCATGTCTATGACAAATTGCTGCTGATGGTTGACGCTCTGGGCAATCCCCTTGCAACTGATCTAACCTCTAAAATGTTTGCCCACTATCGAGATAAACGCCTGACAGGTGAGATCTACTTCAGTGAGAAATGGAAGAAAGGAGCAAGCCCGGTCACCATTAACCTGGAGCAAAGCTATCTAAGTAGTGTTTTTAGCGAACTATCCCGCCTGGGCGAATGGTCGTATCCGAACCCACTGGAGAACATGCGAAAATTCACCATCGCAGAAAAAGAGATGGCATGGCTTACCCATGAGCAGATTGTTGAATTACTAGCTGATTGCAAACGTCAGGACCCAATTCTGGCACTGGTAGTTAAGATATGCTTAAGCACAGGCGCACGCTGGCGAGAAGCCGTAAATCTTACCCGCTCACAGGTGACCAAATACCGAATTACCTTTGTAAGAACGAAGGGGAAGAAAAACAGAAGCATCCCTATCAGTAAAGAGCTTTACGAAGAGATCATGGCGCTTGATGGGTTCAATTTCTTCACAGACTGCTATTTTCAATTTTTATCCGTGATGGAAAAAACGTCTATCGTGCTCCCTCGCGGTCAACTCACACACGTTCTGCGCCATACGTTTGCGGCGCACTTCATGATGTCGGGTGGAAACATTCTGGCCTTACAAAAAATTCTCGGACACCACGATATAAAAATGACTATGCGTTACGCACATCTGGCACCGGATCATCTGGAAACGGCGCTCCGTTTCAATCCTCTGGCAACGCTGCCAAGTGGCGACAAAGTGGCGGCAGCGGTTGGCATTACCCCGTAA